GTCTTGATCAAGTGAACGCTAAACCGAAACGTGGAAAGTATACCACATATAGAAATTATTTCTGTACACATGGAAAGGATACTGATTGGGAATCACTTGTAGAATGCGGTGTGGCTACATATCATAATTCAGACCCATCGGTTTATTATCATGTTTCACCTGGTGGATTGCAGTTGATGGAACGAGTTTTAGGTTTTAAGATTGTAGAGGGAAAGTGAGAACATGGAACTATCAGACTTTCTAACAAAAGAAAAAGAAATCGAATACAAAAAAGAACAACTCACTGAGGAACTTATCAACCTGAATAAAGAACTTAATTTGTTATACACAACCGCGCGGAACAATGGTTTTGTATGGGATTCAACAGAAAAGAAATGGTATAAGGAGTGAAATATAATGTCTCAAATATTCCAATCCGTTACCGCACCGGACGGCGAAAAATGTTCAATATGCCATAAAGTGATTCAGGGATGCAAAATTGAATATTCTTGTAATTATAAGACCGTGACATTATGCTTAGAATGTAATAAACATCTAGATGAGTTGCGGTCTAAATTAGACGAAGCCAATAAAGTTGTATCTATGTGCGAAACAGAATATTCAAAAGAGTTATGCCGTGTATTTGAGTATGTAGAGGAGTGAATGATGACACCCACCTGGATTTCAGTAAAAATCAAAGAAAACGGCACTGTCATAACATCAGACGGTAGAGCCACAGACGACGCTGGGAAGACGTTTAGGACAGCTACAGAAGACGAAATGAAATGGTTTTCAGGAGAATGAATCACCAAATCTTCCACCATCTTCTTTTATCTTCCAATAATAAGATTTTATCCTCTCTTATTTTTTCAATGTGTGAAATCAACGTCTGAACCTGAGAAACATGCGCTTTTGAGATATCGTTCTGTTCTCTGATTATCTCTCTAAATTTCTCAGTTTCAGATAGTCTAGCTTCCAGAGAAATGATCTTCTTTTCATATTCTAAAATCTTCTCACGGTAAGATTCGATCTTCCCTCTATCCTCTGAATAGTAATATTTCAGGGCTTCCGTCACTGCTTCCGTTTGGGTTTGGTTGTGATCTTCTATCCATCGGATGATTTGCATATCTAATAAGACTGAGATCTTCTTTTTGTCTTCTTGCATATTTTAGATATTTGCACAAATATTATTTAAGTTACTCAGTTTCGACAACGATTTCTTTTTGCTCAAACTTTGCTGTATTCTTTCCATCCAGCCGGCAAATAGTCAATATCGCAGAATTAGGAATAAACTTATACTGTCCTTTACATTTTAGAGAACACTCCGAGCACACATAATGATACCATGTCTTCCCGTCACCTGCTACTTTCCTTTTTTCTTCAGTAATCAAAGGAATGAGAGCCTGAACTATTGTTATTACTTCTTCTGTGTTTCCTGCTGCTAAGAGACTCAATGCGGCTGCTGCTTGTTCTTCGAGAAAATCTAACTGTTTTATACTCATTATTTCACCTGGTTACATTTGGTAACTTTTGTAGTTTTCTTAATCTGAGCGATCAAATCATAAGCATCTAAGACGACTTTCCCAACTTGAATTTCAGTTATATATGAATTCTGTGTAATATTATGTCGCACCCTATAAACATTAAAATCGCCCTGGACGACTGCACCATCCAGTTCTGTTGAATATGCTTTGACGGAAACCATGTCTCCATAGTGAGCTTCAGGAGTTCCAACTAGCTTTATACTGCCTGAGATTGTAGCTGCGACTTTTCCCGGAAGAACGCCAGCCGCGATACTCGCACATGTCGCATTGCTCTGCAATTGAGAATAGACATCCACATCTGTTTTTCTGCCATAATTAGCAACTGCTGTATTATCAATTGCAGAACCTGAGAACTGGGTTCCACCGCTTGGCGTGTCACCTTTTATCTTCTGTTGTGTTGCTTGATCCTCTATGGAAACCTCAAAAGTACTTCCTAAGTACCGAGCAGTACCCTGATATGCTTTGTACTTGTCAGTGGCAACCGTATCTAATTTCTTCCATGTCAAATAGGTCTTATCGAGAAGTCCACCTGCTGTATAAGTGCATTTCGTCCCGGTCTTCCACGCCTGCCCGGATTGCTTTTCAAGATCCTGAAATACACTGTACAAATAAGTTTGATCAGCCTTCGTAGCATATGCAGATTCAGTATCTGTAAAATTAATATCTCCTGTCTGGTCCACATAAGGAGCCTGGTTTAAAAAAGTCAGCCGGGAAACATAATGCGCTGAATTCACGAGATAAGTTAGGATAGCACGTGCTTCTACGGTTCCCGTCCATGTTTTATTTTCTTCAATCAGGAGCTTTGAAGCTTCGTTGATATGTCCCTTGCAGATTAAGACTGTATTATTTTTTGTTGTATATTCCCCTGAGATGGCTTGAACCCTGCCCTCAAAAATGTCAGTATAAACAATCTTTTCCTTCGGTGACATCCGGCAGGACACTTGCAGCCTGACGATGTCATCTTCTTCAATGGGATTGATATACTCGGATGTGTACGGGCTTCTATTCGTGATTAATTCAATCTGAGCATAGGGCACATCAGCACTTTCAGCCGTTGACGCATTAACGAGTTTCGGGAAGTATCGTTCACCTGTTGGTTTCTGGATGATCACTCGGGGACGAAAAAACCAGAGCATGATTACCCCACCCAATGTTTATCCGGGAATTTCAAAGTAATCACACAGGGAACATCATTAGTCATGGCAACCTCAAAAACGTTAGGCTCCCCGGTAGCATCTATTTTAGGGTGTTCTGCGTCTATGGTGATCAACCATGAAAACATATAGATAGACCCGATTACAAGAGTCCCGGAAGCAGGCAAAACTTTAAGGTAAAACTTAGTCTGCCCGTTAAGCCTGAGATTACTTGCATTATCAAGTTCCCTTGTAATTTGTGTTGTTGTTATCGAGTCCCCTGTGTTTGAATCACAGTCGTACCATGTGGCATTATCAAGTGAAATTTGCAGTTTCGGGATACCGGATATCACATAAACAATGACATATGGAATCCCGGTTATCGGATTCAAACTGTCAAATTCCCAAACAAGAGAACCTGTAAGTGAAACCTGTTTTAGCGTACTTGAATAGGTATCTCCGGATCGGGATTTTACAACTGTCTGGTATGTAGCGTCAGAAAAGTTCTCAGAGTACCGGAGGCTCCCGGTTCCATCCGCGTTTACAGCTAATCTCAACCCCGGAAACACTTTATTACATAATCGCATTTGTGTCAGTGGATCAGAAACATTGAATACCGAGACACCTGCATCAGTTTCAACCGTGGGTGTACTTAGAATTTCTGTTACCGTAGCGGTAGCATCCCGGTTATAGACTCTAACAGCCGAAGAAGCAGCCTTGAGATAAAATTTGAGAGTCACACTCTGTCCTGCTGCCGAGGTTAGCGCCGGAGCTACAGACCTGGTTGTATAACTCGGAAGAATAGTAGTGCATCCTGGCATATCATAGGTTGCTACCTTAGATGATCCAAAATAAATTTCAATCCTTGAGTAACTGATACCGCCAGATGAGAGCACTGCACCTTTTATCCCTAACGCATCAACCCGGTACTTCACGCCCGTTTTTTCAGGGTACGTGTGAGTGTAAAAATCTTCATACTGATAAGTAGTATAAGAGGTTGCACCCACGTAATAGGAATCTAACCAGACGTTTGTTTCTCCGGCTGTTTCTCCGCCGCTTATGCTTCCTGATAGACTGCCCTGTGCTTCTATTGAGATATCCGGTATAGTGGCTACTGTTCCCGTTGTTGCGATATCATTACCGACATCATCAATTTCAAAGTCGGACAATTTCTGTAAGCAAAGATTGTCAAAGTACAGTTGAGTAGTTCCTGGTGGAGTCCCGGACCCGTAAACTCTAATTTCCGCATCAACGGGCGAAACTTCAAATTTGATAGTTTCCTGAAGTTGAGAATACTCTCCTTCTGGGGTCCATTCCAAAGAAATGAGAGACTGACTGTTTGAGAAGATGTCTATAACTCCGCTTCCTTCTGCTCCTACTTTTTGACAGAATCCCGTGAGTGAATAAGTAACACCCGCTTCAAATTGAACCGGCTGAGAAATCATCCCAGGTGTTTCTTCTGATCCGTCGCCTGTAATACAGAGAGCTAATACCCCATCCTGGGAGACTTCTGAACGTGCCTGCCCTGCTGTAACAAGAGTCCATCCGTCCGGCGCAATGTCTGTATATTGCCCGTAGTTGTCCGAGGTCATTACAACGCTTGCTATCTCGCTTTCGTTTTTGCCGACTGCAACGAATTTTGAAATGTTAGACGCAAAACAAAGAGAAGTCCAGTCCTTATCGAGTGCGCTTGTCCCGGCTGTCCATGTTACAGCATCAAGAGAAGACATTACTCTGTTTCCCGTGCCTGACTGTGCAACCGCGACGAGAAGTTGAAGCTCAGGAGCACATGTTATAGAACGCCATTCGTTTACTGCGGTAGCCGGGGTTGTCTGTAGGGTCCAAGTGATCCCATCCGGTGAAGTCATTACTCGTTGGGTACCTGATTCGGAAACGGCAACAAAGAGACCGAGATAACCGACCCATATGACATTAGTCCAAAACTGATCCGCAGGCGTAGCCGCAATAGTCCATGTCTCGCCGTAGTCATCAGAATACATGGCTCTATAGCCTGCGGTTCCGTTGTATGCGAGTGCCACCACTCTTTTTAAAGAGTCAGAATAACAAACCGTTAACCAGAGATTGACCTCATCCGCTGATGCTGCTGCTGTCCATGTTTCGCCACCATCGTCGCTATACATGACTCTATTAGAACCTGAATACGCGACAGCAACATAACGGTAAATTCCTTCATCATCATCCCGGATGTAACAGACAGAACCCCAATTATTATCTGCTGCGGAAGTCCTTTCGATCCATGTAATGCCATCGACAGAGGTTATGACTCGGTTGCCTGTTCCAGTGATTGAGGTAGCTACCCATGCACCCGGGAGCATATTCTCAGCATCAAGAGGATCAACACCAACCGAGGAACCCCAGGTTAACCCCCTCCATTGATTATTACAGTTTGCCGCGTTTGTTATCCCGGAAGGAATTGTCCAGGAATCCCCATCCGTTGAAATCTGGATAAGAGTATCTGCCGTGCCTGTAGCCGCAACCGCGCAAAACTGGCTCAGTTCCGGAGCATGCCTTACACATCTCCATTCGTTATCTGCTGCCGCCGCGCTTGTTTCCCATGTTTGGGTCGTACTTTGTGTCCATTCTTCAAAAGAGGGATTTTTGATAATGTTCCCGGCATAAACGTTATCAGAAGACCACTGTTCACCGGAGTATGTGACTTTTCTTGCTCTTACGTGTTTCTGGACAGACTCTTCAAAAGGAGTGTCACAGTAGAAAACAATATTATATTTATATGGTTCTGCTTCTCCTGTGGTGTCGCCTGCATCGAGATCTCTCCTAGCTGAATGATTCCTACAAATCCCGGATACCTGCCAGCCGGTAGAATCTCCCCCGAGTTCAACGTAGGTTCTCCCTGCTCTTTTCCAGCTTGCGAGAGCTCTTCTCACGTCTTCCTTGCCATATCCAAAACATCGAAGATTAATTGAGGCCCCGTCGCTTCCAAAATCACCAAGAACCCAACCGTCAAAGCCTGGCGGTTTATCTGTTGAAATGGATTGATCTGTATCAGATTCATACCCTAAAATCTTAATCGGGTATCCATTAACATACGAAGAATAATTATCAATATAATAATCTACAATTTCGTCAATTTCATTTATTCTAATCGCAGGAACAATTTTTATAGGTGGTGTGGTGGGAACATCGTTTGTATTTGTGACCTGGTAATAATCAGCAACCGCAGAACCGGAAACAATATTCCCGTTCGCGATTATTGAAACGGCTGAGGGAACACGGTTCACGATTCCGCAACCGTGACCGGCTCCTATGTAAGCGGAAGACGTTGCCAGAGTGTCCTTCGTTCCACTCACAACATTATCATCTAGATGGTAAATGTACCCAGAACCACCGGACGGAGCAGAGGCAACAAGAATCCCGGCATTGTAACAGTCTTTTATAACATTATTATAAACTTCAATCCCGTTGAAGCCTTGAATCGTGATACCAGCATTATATGTGATATGGGGAATCAGCCCGGACCCTGTAATCGTATTATCATGGATTTTAATATTCTTGTTTGTGGCAGTGCCCCGGACATCTACGCACCAGATCCCGCCGCACCATCCGTTAGTGATTGTATTGTTAAAACACTCTATATTATTTGTTACAATGAGAGAATCAATTGAATTATCTTCAATCTGGAATCCAAAACCACCTGCAAGAGAATTAAGAGCATACGGGCGAGTCACATTATTGTAGAATCTCACATTCTGGGAGTTATAACAGCGCCCTCCTGAATTAGTTCTAACTGTGAAATCGTTATTATACACTTCAGCATTGAGGGAGCGCATAACGAAAATGCCCTCGTGCATGCACTCTATTGTTTTATTATTATAGAAGTTGATCCCGTTAGCATACGAGAGTCTAACGCCGTCAGTTAGCGTATTTTTTATCGTCATATCATGGATGTTAACATTTCTCGCGGGATTTGCGAATGTTCCAGCAAAGTAGAGGCCAGGATAGTACCCATCACCCCACTGAGAAGCCGCGTATTCCGGCTGATTCGCATAGTTTCCATCGAGTGTAATATTTGACATTTCAAAGTTTTGGGTTGCAGTTCCTAAGCCTCCGATCTGATTTATAATCGGTTTCCAGATACCCCATCCTGCGGAGTTATGGAGTCTAAGAACTGCGGTTGTATCTCCCGTTAGAATCGTATTTGATCCTGCAAAGAGTTGAGCGGATATATCATAAGTGTAAGGTCCTCTCAGGTATGTTGTTATAGGAGCCGAAGGTGTACCGTTCGTGTTCGCATATGCAAGAGCCGCATTGATTTGTACGTTATCGGCTGCGCCGTCTACCGTGTAGTCGTCAGATCCTGAATTTGAGATATAGACAGTTACCATTTTTACAGCCCCGCTGCTTTTGCTTTTGATGCGCTGGTTTTATCGCCGTTGTTGTTTATTGTGTTTTTATTTGTGGTGGAAATAATTTTTACATTTTCTTCCCCAGTGCCCTTTCCCCCCGATGATTTAGTCCCTAATTCTGCGGTAAGATTCCATTTTCCAGCAAGAGACGCTATATTTCCAGCCATCTCTTTAGTCGTGATCAGAGCCGCCCCGATCCGGGTATTTGCCAGCGTTGCAGCATCAATAAATTTATACGCCTGTGACGTAGCTGCGATCTCAGCATTTGTGATTCCATTCCACCCTGCAATGGTTCCCGCCATTGGTTGATTTCCGGCATTTTGTAAGAGGGATATCATCTGCTCGGTTGTGAGATTTACAACTTTCCCGGTACTGTCTACGAGTGCTAATTGCCCGATTGTTCCACCCTGGCTCACATTTCCAGACTGCTCTAAGTAAGATTTTAATCCTTGAATAGTGAGCGCGGTAGTCTTTCCGTTGCTGTCAACTAAAGAAATTTGAGCGTTTGTACCGTCCATTCTCACGTTTCCGGCATCTGAGATGATATAGAACAGTTCTTGTCCGGTGCTTCCTGCCTTTTGCATTGCATTATCTACAGAGCCGATTTCTGAGATTGTCCCGCTCATCGGGACGTTACCCATGTTTTCTAGGAGTCCGGTATTTGTTTGGATATCAGGAGTAAGTGAATTGATTAACCCGTCTACTGTTGTTATTTCTCCCTGTGTCCCGGACATGTCAACATTTGCGAAGAGTTCAAAGGATTCTCCGGCTCTCTTGTTACTTTTTTCTATCTGTGTGGCAGATTCATCAATATTCTTCGCGGCATCCCCGAACCAACTCTTCATTGCATTATAAAATTCTTCTACCGACTGTAAAGCACCTTCTGGAATGAAATCCATGAAAGCTTCTTTAATTTCTGAAATTTTCTGAGTAACCCATGTGCTTAACCTGCCTGCTACATCTGACACAGTGTACGCAAAAATGGTGAAAAGATCTTTAGCGACTTCCCATGCTGCACTTAACAGCCCTGTTTTTTCATCAAGATAGACGAGTCCGGCGGCAACTAGAGCAAGAGCACCGACTACAAGAGTAGCTGGCCATATAGCAGCCGAAAGCGTTGCACCAAAAGCTAAAGTACCCGCCGTAACAAACGGGAGAATCATATTATAAGCGATAAATCCAGCAGCTAATAACCCAATTCCAGCTACTCCGACTGCTGCAACACTAACAAACGTCTGCATGGGTTCAGACATTCCAGCAAATGCACCCGTGACAAGGAGAGCACCGCCAGCAAGCTCTTTAAGGACTCCTAACAGGCTGAACGTTTGCACTTCCATGTTTTTCATATCGTAGCCGACGATATCAGCTAAACCGGATTTTAAATTATCTTTTATAGTTGACAGCATCCCGGTAAATGATTTAGAGCGTTCTTCCATTGCTCCAGCATATTTATCGTTCCAGATGGCTTGAATTGTGCTCGTGATCATCTCTTTATTGTTTCTATCAACAACTGCAATCTGCTGTTTACCATTTTCATCCATGTAAGTTAATGCCGTTTTCCCTGCGTCCTGGATTGATGCACCTAACTGTTCATAGTTTTTCTGTGTGATCTCGACCGCTTTGATACCAAACTCTTTCATTCTTTCAAATTCGCCCTGTTGAGCGTCTGCCAGAGCCTCGACTACTGCCATTATGGGCTTTCCCATAGCTGCGGCTGTATCGCCTACTGTTTTTCCGTACTGCTCAATATCCATTCCGTAAGCTTTCAAGCGGGTAGCAGATTCCAATAATTCCGGAAATTCAAAAGGAGTCGTGGCCGCGAAATCCGCAAGCCATTGAAACTTTTCACGGGCTATATCCGCATCACCATAAAGAGTTTTGAGTGTTAAACCGGCATCCTCAAAACCGGAAGCAATTTGAGTACCGTAAGCAGCAATGCCAGCGACAGCCGCAGCAGGGAGAGTAAAAGCCCCTATAAGAGCCATCTGTGTACCAGATGAGAAATCCCCGGTCTGCCCTTCTGCCTGCCTCAGCATAGCCCCGTACTGAGCAAAACTCGCAGCGTCAAGATGTAACCCTGCATCCGCGTACACTTCGCCTATTAATCCCGTTTTTACCGCCTCACCGTTTTAGTTTTTTTACATCTATCTACAAACGCATTGCCAGCCGCCGACCACATAGCCGCCTTTTCTTCTGGTGCGAGTTCTTTGCGCTCATTTTTAGGTAGTATCCCTTTATCAAGAAAATCAGAAACATTATACAGTCTTTTATCTTTATGCTGAGACCACGGAGCGTTTAATATCGCTGTTTTTAGATCAGCGTGCCAGATTGCTTCCAGCTTGAAACGCTCCTTTTTTTCGTCTGCGGCTTCCTCTATCATTAATTGAGTTTCAGCCGGAGAATAACCCCAAAATTCCGCAGGGGTTTTATTACACAGCCTGTATAGTATCCTTTGTTGCCTGTCAAAAAACTCATCAATGCTCAGGTCTTCCCAGCTTCCCCCTTATCCTCCCCCGGTTTTTTCTTTGTGGACATGATCTCAAACATTTTATTTTCAAGTTCTTCAGCAGTCATTTCCTTTACTTTTCTGATAGCCTGAACCCGCTTTCCGTTCATCAAACCGGAAGCTACGAAAGCATCTATGATGATTTCGTTAAGTTCCTCAAAGTTTTTACCTAGTTTAATGTAGAATTCATTTTCTATGATGTCCTGTACATCACCGAGGGTCAAGCCCTTCTTTTCCCATAGAAGCCCTGCGAGAATCATCTTTTCCAGATCTTCATTTGATAATCCATCTTCACTATCAAGGAGCTTTACAAACTGTTTATGAGTTTTTACACCGAGTAACTCATATAGTTTCTTTTGCCCGTTATTCGTGAAAAAAAGGTTAAAACCGGGTATAAACTCGGTTGTCGTTCCTGTCATTTAGGATCACCTTTATGCTGCTGCCCGGATGATGTAAATTCTTACAAAACGGGTTGCTTTTGATGTTTCCTCGACTTTCAAAAGTCTTTCAATAATTACACCGGCGGCAAGTGTAATAGCCGCCGAAGCTTCTGCTGAAGTTAATGCAGTCCACGATTCCCCGTCGTCATCAGATATCTCAATAGCAGAAGCTGCTGCTGCTGTAACTGTCAAAGTTGCTGAGGTTATCCCGTTTGCCTCATTGATTACTAAGACATCGGTATCCGCAGCAAGCGCAGCAGGAACATTAACAACGCCTGCACCGGATGCTACTATAGACGTAATAGCTGCCGTTGTAGTAGACCTTTCAGGCTGCCCGGATGCCTCTATAGTACATGAAAAAACGTATGTATTGTCGGCATTGCCAGGTACGAACGTGGATACATACCCATCATAAGAATATACCTCTCCTGCGTCTGGAATGGTCACAGAAATTGTGTGCAATGCTCTGTCAGTATAAGCACTGAACAGCGCAATTTGTCCGGCATCATTGGGAATCATGTTTCCCGAAAGGGTAACACTGCCAGGATCAAACCTTTTAAGCCCCTTCTCCATGACTGTACCGGAATCCTGAGTGGAGGTATCTTTAGTTGCAGTGCTGCCAGCCGGGAACGGGATATTATCGTCAAATACACCGTGTATTGTCGTGCCGTCGATTGAAACTGTACTTCCGTATATGTCTATATGGCCAAATGACATTGTTTTTAGCTCCGTTCGATTTGTAATGAAAAATTAACAGAATAAATTGTGCCTTCTGTTTCAGATTTTGATACCTGAAACGGTTCTGAAATTGCCTGAATTCTCTTAAATTTTGTATTGCCTGTTGTGAAATTTGTTTTTAAGTTGAGTAACGCATGTATGGCAGTTGCTTTTGTTTTTGCTGTACTTCCAGATGAATTTCTTACTCGAATGTCTAATTCAGGTCTGTATAGTGTCATATCTCCCGATGCTGTACTTTTATCTCCAAGTCCCGGCGCTGACATAACAGCTATACAGTTTTTCACGCTTTTTGAGAATCCATATAGGAATATGTCAGTTCCGGAAGTGCCTATTGAATTTGTTTGGAGATAATTGACTATATCAGTGAGATAATCGGGAATTGTCATATTGCGTTTTGCATCTCCGTTTCAAGCATTTTTATCAGTAAGGGAGACATTTTATTAAATGGAGTTGAAAGAAATTTCCATTGTCCGTGAGGATGGTAATATGTTGGAATTTCGTGAACATATACCGCGTAAGGCGTTGAATATGATAGTCTAACGTGAAATTCTGTCAGTGTGTTTTTATGAATTTTTGTTTTTCCAGTGGATTTTAACAGCCCTTTATCAACAGGGCAGTAAACAGTAGTTGAAACATCCATTACTTTTTTAGCCCATTCCTGCACACCTTTTCTTCCCGCTCCTTCCATTCTTTTTTTTGTTATCGCTAGATTAGCAATGCAAAGAGCAGTACCCGGCATTATAGTTCAGTCCCTTTTTTTCCGAGAATAACCCTAACATATTCTTCTTTTTTTCGCGTAGGTCTCTCAATCCTCTGTATCGAGGATATAGCTGGATTAGTCCCGTCCGCAAGCACTATTTTATCCTCGGCTGAGATCGAAGTTCCCGGAGGAAAAGCGATCCATGCAGAAACTATTGTATTATCACCTTCGACGGTAACTTCCTTAAGTTCTGTATAGTTGCACTTCTGCGAGCGAGAAGTCCCGTAAGAAACTTCGTGAGAAGCATTTTTAGATGCAAATGGCTCAACGGTCACTGTGTCAGGGAATTTCATTAAACCCCCTCATACTCGTCTGAATATCCATGCATGATCTCAGGGACATAAGAATCAGTTCTCCGTACTCCGTCAATGTCTGAGACGGCTGAGAGATCTGCAATCTCAGCATGCTCAGAGTCATACTCAGAAAGAGCAGCATAAACTCTATCAAGCCATGATGAAGAAGTCTTAACTTGAGACTTCCACGAAGAATCTTTTACCGACTCTGAGATGATTGTGCCCTTCCCGTGTCTATTCTCGAGAATGTCACACACAATAAATGCAGTGAGTTCCTCATATTCTCCTGTTGTAAAACTCCTAGAACCTATAATTCTATCAAGGCGTGCCTCCGCGTTTGTTTTTAGAATTGCCAACTGCGCATCCGTGATATCATCGGTTGCCAATGCTCCCACTCGATATTCAGAGTATAGCTCGATTATATCAGCGAGTGCCATGTTCACACCATGTTTACTGTAATCTGTAACAGATCAGTATCAGCCGCGTCTCTTGCCGGTGCTGTGTAGGTCAGTACTCCACCTACTATGGAAACCGGGATGTCGTCATATTTGGAATCTTCACAGTCGTAAATTATATAATTTGTAGTGAGATCTTTGATCCTCATAACTTGTTCGACTGTCACGGTATTATACGGACTCGTTAGCGTAATTGTCTTTTCAGACGCATCAAAAGAATAATAATCTGGATGCACTACTTTTACTGCGCTTGTTCCCGTTATGGAAATTTCTGAGATATCAGTTTCCAGAGAAGCAAGGGTAGCTGTTCCACTTCCCGTTATGGTAGCAAGTTCAGATGTTTTCGCAATCGGTGTTGCTGTATCGAAATCTGTTAATGCTCCGGCAGCTTGTGTTTTTATTGCAGCGAGTGTTAAGAGATCCGTTTTTGCTTTTATCAGGTCTACATTGCCACCGACTGATGATAATCCTGATGCGGTTGCTAGTTCTGCTTCTGAGATTGCGTCTGTTGCCTGCGTTTTTATGGCTGCCAGTGTCAGGAGATCGGTCTTAGCTTTGATGTCGGTAAAAATTGATACAGAAGGAACGACTGTGAGTAATATACTAAGTGTCGCAAAAGCTGAATTGGTAGACACTATCAGTATAATGACATTCCCATAGGCAGTAACAAGCCCATGGGGTATTGTACCCTCCCAACATTGCCCCACTTCATCCCATGTTATTGTGGGACTCGTAACCGTAGACCATGCACCGCCGAGATATCTATATTTTATCTGGCAGTTGGTTAACGCTTCACCGTCTGTCGTGCCTCTATAGATAGGATCATCAGCCGGTGCAGCAGTCGAAAGCTCAAAAACAAACTTTTGGTCAGTTCCATTCAAAAAAATTGAAGGTGAAGCCATTATGCCTCACCTACCAATGGATACGCTAGACCCCACCACGGAGTATGCACTCTTAGCCACCACATCACATAGCTTAGACTGAATGATGTTGTGGTTCCTGCTGAGATGTATGACGATTTTATGTATGTATTGCTTCCAGCCGCATTACTCGCCGTGAGAGTCACCGTGTAGCTTCCATCCACACTGTAAGTATGCTCTGGATTCTGATCTGTGGAAGTAGTTCCATCTCCAAAGTTCCAGAGCCACGATGTAGGAGTATTTGTTGAACTGTCGGTAAACAATACATCAAGCGGGAGAGCGCCGGAGGTAACATTAGCTGAGAAACTGGCAACTGGAGCATACACTGCGTCTGTGATAGTGATATAATCCGTTTTTACCTCGGAATCACTACCGGCGGCGTTTGAAACTGTCAGATTTACTGTGAATGTACCGGCTGTCGAATATGTGTGTACCGGATTTTGAAGTGTTGAAGTAGTTCCATCTCCAAAATCCCATAACCAGGACGTTGGACCAAGAGTACTTTCATCTGTGAATGTAACATATGTGGTTGCTGCGCCTGAAAGTGGACTTGCTGAGAAAGCTGCAACTGGAGGAGACAATATAACTGTATATATGTGCTCAGACCACACATCGTTATTCCATGAGATGTGCCCTGTTTCATTGGCAAGCTGTGTTGATTTTACTGAGCCATCTTCTTTTATTGTGTACTGTGCGCTTGGGATCAGATTCCATGCGTCAAATGTTACAAGATTCCCATTTGTTGATTCTGCTGTGAAGTTGAGGATTTCTGTGCCTACCGGCGCTCTTGGTGTTACAGTTGCGTTTTCTGTGGTTGGCATTGCGGAATAATTATACAGTGTTAATGTTCGTGTAGCAACTCCTTGCATATAAGTAGATCCTACTGAAGTATACACCGGAATCCCAGAATCGAGTCCGAACACACGTCCATTAGGAAATATAAGTGCCAGCGTATCAACGTCATTTCTTGATTTCAATGACGTTTTCCCGGAAACTAATGGATTTCTAAGTGTGTTTCCAGATCCACCTGACAAAAATCTATATTCAAAATCCGTTTCGGATGCTGTCACATTATTATCTGTTACT